GAGGATGTATCAGAAGGAAGTACTAATCTATATTATACAGATGCTCGTGTAGGTACATATATTTCTGGTAATAGAACATTCGGTAATATTACAACAACTGGATATATCGCAGGTCCTGCAACATTTACTATCGACCCGGCTGCAGTAGGAGACAATACTGGAACAGTCGTTATCGCTGGTAACTTACAAGTCGACGGAACTACAACCACAATCAATTCTACTACAATGACAGTAGATGATTTAAATATTACATTAGCATCAGGAGCAGCAAATGCGGCTGCAGCGAATGGAGCAGGTATCACAGTTGATGGAGCATCAGCCACAATTACTTATGATGGTACAAATGATGAATGGGACTTTAATAAAGATATTAATGTAACAGGTTCAATAACTGCAGCAAATCTTACAATACAAGAATATACAGGTAGCGATGCTTACACAAAAGTTGTTAAGACAAATACTGGTTCTAATTTAGCAATTGTTTCTCAAGAAAGTATTTACTTATTATTGGATGAAAATAATGACCAAACTAATAGAAGTTTTATTATTGGAGCAAATAGTGGTGCACCAGCATCTGCAGATACATTATTTAGAGTTGCAGAAAATGGTGAAGTTGAATTAAAAAATAATTTATTCGCTAGAAATGTTGGTAATTTAGAAGTTGGTTCTTATAATAATGGTGGAACTGATTACGGATTAAAATTAACACCAAATGATTCTTCGGTACATTATCATTTATATAACGATACTGGTGATTTAGTATTTGGTGCAAGTGGAACTATTGGTAGTGGCGAAAAAATGCGCCTTGCAAGTGATGGTCAATTATTAATAAATCAATTAAGTTCTGATGTTGGAGCGTCAACTAATATCGTAGAAGCTGACGGTAACTTTAGATTGCAAGGTGGAAATAGAAGTATTAAATTTAATAATGGTTCACATGAAGTAGTTGGTTTAGCTCAAATAGCAAGTCAAAAAATGCAATATGCTTCTGGTAGAATGACCATTGATTATGGTAATAGCAGAGTTGGAATAGGTACTGCTACTTATGGTGTAAGTCCAACACATCCATTACACGTACACATGGATGTTTCTAATGATACAATAGATGAGACAAAAGGTCTTGTAAAATTCCAGTCAACTGGTGGTAATGGTATGATTTTTGGTACCATTGCAAGTTCACCATATACTTCGTATATTCAATCTGGTTATGTTGTAGATACAAGTGCTGCTAATTATGCAATAAGTTTAAACCCACTTGGTGGCAACGTTGGAATTGGTGTCAATGACCCAGATGAAAAGTTAGAAATTAATGGTAAAACTGATTATCCTTATTTGAAGTTGTCATCTACTAATAACACTTCTCGTTATATGAGAATTGGTATGGCAAATGCAACTGACCATGTAGTTGAGGCGAATGGTGCTTCAACTCAATTACTATTTAAAACAGCTGGAAGTACTAGACTTACTATTGGTTCTGGTGGTTATATGGAAAATACAGGAGGATTTCAAACTACTGGCCCAATAAAAACTGGTGGGTCATCAAATTATCTATTATTAGACTATGATGGTGATTTTACAGGTAGTAATTATTATGCAATTCAAGATACTTCAGATAATAAATTAAGAATATCGTATGGATTTAGTTCAACAGATTGTATAGAGATGGATTCGGCTGGAAACGTAACTATTCCAGGAGGTAATTTAATAGTATCAGGTGGTGTTGTTTCAGCTTCTAATCTTAAAAGAAATGACCAAACATCTGGTTCAACTATTGAATCAAGTCTTTGGAGAAGTACATCTTCTTACGTATATGATGCAACAAATGGATTAAGATATTATTGGATTAGAATAGCACAAATTGCTCCAAGTAATTGTAGAGGTTTAATAGAATATGAAACTAAAACTGATGAAAATTACCCTGGATTTACAAGAGGAACAATAGCATACTCAGGATTTAGTAGTGGTGCCAGCTTTAGTGTTATGCATGACCAAAATACGTCTGAAGGAGTACCTGTAGTTGTAAGAGTAGATACTAGTAGACAAATATGGGTTCAATTTAGTGCAGCTTGGGCTTCAACATCACGTTGGAGAATTACAAATTATGCGTCTACATTAACAAATGTTGATACTTCATGGACTGTTGGTAGTAATAAACTTGACCCTAATTCTACATCTGTGCCACCAAACTCTAGTGGAAATATTGAACCTGGACAAAATTTAAGAGCAACTAGCAGTAGCGTAACAGGAGCAATACCAACTTATGATTATTATAAACAAGGTAATGTAAGGTCTGATAAACAAATAGTAGATACTAATGTTGTCTATAATGGTGCAGTGCCACTTTATTTTCACTACAAAGGTTCTGATACATATACAAAAACTGTTGTGTATGATGGTCAAAACAATACAGCCAATAATGTATTTAGTGGGCTTACATGGGAAATGGGTAGACTTACAAACTCAAGTAGCGCCACACCAAGAACATTTACAATTTCAGATAGAGGTGCTGTCAATAGGTGGTGTTTTTCACAATACGGATTAAGCTTTAATCCTTCTAGTGGCGTAGCTAGTGCTGCAGAATCGCTTGACGATTATGAAGAAGGAAACTTTACACCTACATTTGTAGCATCCGGTGGCACAGCGCCTTCCTCACAAACAGGAACAGGACAATATACTAAGATAGGAGATGTTGTTTATATTACTGGACAAATAGTTTGGAATGGTGCAGGAAGTGGAGGTACTAATGTGCGTATAAATTTACCATTTAATTTAATATCTGATGCAAGAGGTGGTATGTCTATCGGTTTAAATTCAGGTTTTAATTATCCACAAGACCATACTTTACATTTAGTACCAGAAATAAATACTAATGTAATGTATATTGTAAGCACTCACTATTCAGTATCAGGACACACTCATTTAACTTATAGTAATATTAGTAATAGCGGTTCAAAAATATTTAGTTTTAGTGGGTGTTACCATACTAGAGATTAATAACTAATATACCTAGTGGATTCTAGGTACGGATATAGGAGAAAAAATGGCAATAACAAAAAGAATAGAAGAAGATAAAATTGAGGTAGTAGGACCTTACAAATCTATACAAGTAAGAACTGCAACTATAATTGAAGAAGATGGTGTAGAGCTTAGTAGGTCTTTTCATAGACACGTACTACAATGTGTCGAATCTATAAAAAATGAAGATAACTCTTGGACTCATACAGATACAGACATATCAGAAGAGTCTACAGAGGTTCAGGGTATCGCTGCAGCGGTTTGGACAGACGAGATAAAAGCTGCAAAAAGAACATCAAACGAAGAAAATACACTTTAAATAACAAACTATTATAAATAGAATATAATAGGAATTAAATATGGCAAAACCAAACAGCAGACAAACATTTATCGATTATTGCCTTAGGTCGCTTGGTGCACCAGTGATTGAGATTAATCTTGATGAAGACCAAATCGATGATAGAGTCGATGAGGCTTTACAGTTTTATCAGCATTATCATGCAGATTCTATTGAAAAATTTTATTTAAAACATAAAGTCACTAATTCATCTTTAACATTAACTGGTTCTGTAGCTGGTAATTTTCAAGTAGGAGAAACAATTACTGGTGGAACTTCTGGAGCAAAGGCTGTTATTAAAACAGCATCTGGAAGTACAATAACATATAATCAATTAGATGATACTAATGTAGCTTTTTCAGCAAATGAAACTATTACTGGTGGAAATACAGGAGCAACTGCAGTTATTCAATCAATTACTAAGGGCGATATCGAAAATGGTTATATTGCATTAAATGATGCAATCACTGATGTTGTAAGAGTTATGCCTATAAGAGATTCAGTCACATCAACTGATATGTTTGATATTAGATATCAAATACATTTAAATGATATACATTCAGTCGGCTTTATGGGTAATTTAACTGAATACGTAATGAGTCGACAATTTTTATCTTTATTAGATGTTGTTGTTGATTCTGATGATAAGCAAATTAACTTTGATAGACATAAAAACAGATTAGATATTTTTATGGACTGGGACGAAGAAGTTGATAAAGATGATTATCTCGTAGTTGAATGTTATAGGATTATAGACCCAGATACTTTTACAGATGTATATAACGATTACTTCTTAAAAAGATATGCAACAGCATTAATCAAAAGACAATGGGGAACTAACTTATTAAAGTTTGAAGGTATGGTAATGCCAGGTGGAGTGACATTTAATGGACGTCAATTATTTGACGACGCAAACGAAGAAATTACAAGATTAGAGGAAGAAGCAAGATTGAATTGGGAACAACCAATCGACTTCATGACAGGATAACCAATGCCGAGAAACGTATACTTTTCTCAGGCCGTAAAATCTGAACAGAATCTTTACGAAGACCTGATAATAGAATCATTAGGAATATATGGACAAGATGTCTATTACATTCCGCGTACAATCGTAAATAGAGACAGCATTTTAAATGAAGACCCTGCTTCAACATTTGATGATGCATTTCTTATGGAAATGTATATTGAAAATACAGAAGGCTTTGAGGGTGAAGGCGATTTATATTCTAAATTTGGTTTACAGATAAAAGATACTGCAACATTTATAGTATCAAGAAGAAGATGGGATGATAGAGTTGGACCATTCTCATCACAGGTAGAAAATCCTAAACCTATGGAAGGTGATTTAGTATTTTTACCAATGACAAATTCATTCTTTGAAATTAATTTTGTAGAAGATGAACAACCATTTTATCAATTATCTAATTTACCAGTTTATAAACTCGAATGTTCATTATTTGAATATAATGATGAAGATTTTGAAACTGGAGTAGAGTCAATAGATACTGCAACTGCAAAAGCTGCATATCAATTACCAGTAGATGTCACAATTGCTGGTGGTAATCATTTTACAGTAGGCGAAATAGTAGAACAAACATTAACTGCAGCAGTTGGTGATACACCAGCAGTAAAAGTATTTGGTGAAGTTCAACAAAGACAAAAACCATCTGACATTTTAAGTAAACTATGGATATCTAATATAGGTACAACTGGTTCTACTGACCCTAAAACATTTACAGTTGGTGGTACATTAACTGGACTTACTTCAGGTTATACAGGTACTATTGCTACTGTTTATAGCGATGTGACAAATGAAAGTGGAACATCATGGGCAGCTGACGAAGAAGCTCAAAACGTAGACTTTGAAATAACTGCAGATGGATTTATAGATTTCTCTGAATCTAATCCATTTGGCGACCCATCGGAGACTTACTAATGTTTGGTGACCATTTCTATCATGCAACAATGAGAAAATCAGTGGCTGTTTTTGGTACACTGTTTAATAACTTGCAAGTTGTAAGAAAAAAATCTGATGGAAGTATTATAAATCAAGTAAGAGTACCATTAGCTTATGGACCTAAAGAAAAGTATTTAGCTAGGATAGATTCTGCTACTGGCTTTGATGCTCAAATGGGTATTAAATTACCAAGAATGGCATTTGAAATTACAAGTTTAACTTTAGACCAAACACAAAAAGTTGCAAAAAGAAATGTTATTGCTGAAACACATGGTTCAGATATAACTAAAAAGAAAACAATTAAACATTATACAGCTTACGATATTGGTATGTCATTATATATTATGACTAAAAATCAAGATGATGGTTTACAAATAGTAGAACAAATATTACCATACTTTCAACCAGAATATAACGTCACAATAACTCCAGTATCTGGATTTAATTATAAGCAAGATGTTTCTGTTATTTTAGGTAGTGTTGCAATAGATGACCAATATGAAGGAGACTTTACAGAAAGAAGAGTACTTATATATCAACTAGACTTTACAATGAAGATGAAGTTTTTTGGACCTACAGGGGATTCAAAAATTATACGTGAAATTAATATTGATTTCCATGAGAAAGATAACGTAGGTAGAACATTTGAAGAAATTGATTTTACAATAGGTAATACAGATACTGAATCAAGTTTCACAGTGACAACAACTAAGACTGAAGGTGGATAATGGATAAGAAAGAAAAAATGGTACAAAGTCTAGAAAAAAATTTACCAACAGTTAAAAATAATAGACCTATAAAAATAGACAAAGATGTAAAAGATGATTATGAGTTTTCACGTAAAACTTATAAAGACTTAATATATACAGGAACAAGGTCAATGGACGTACTTGCAGAATTAGCAAGAGAATCCGAACATCCAAGAGCGTTTGAAGTACTTTCTCAAACAATAAAGAACATAGGTGATACAACTGAAAAGCTAATGGCTCTTCAGAAACAGAAAAAAGATTTACAAAAAGACGAGAAAGAAGAAGCAAGACAAGTGACTAATAATAATATGTTTGTGGGCAGTACTACTGATTTACAAAGGATGTTATTAAACAAAGATAATGTAATAGATGCAGAAGCTAAAGAATAATGAGTTCGGCTATTTAGGTAATCCAAACGTCAAGAGAGACGGAGTAGAAACTGAATTTAGCAAAGAACAAATAATAGAATATCAAAGATGTATGCAAGACCCTGCATATTTTGCGCGTACTTATATTAAAATTATATCATTGGACGAGGGATTAGTACCATTTAACTTATATCCTTATCAAGATAAAATGTTTAGTCATTTTCAGGATAATAGGTTTAGTATTGTTTTAGCTTGTAGACAAAGTGGTAAATCAATATCTTCAGTTGTTTATCTTTTATGGTATGCGTGTTTTCATCCAGAAAAAACAATAGCCATATTAGCAAACAAAGGAGCTGTTGCAAGAGAAATGCTCGCACGTATTACGCTCGCGCTAGAAAATTTACCATTCTTTTTACAGCCTGGATGTAAAGCTTTAAATAAAGGTAGTATAGAGTTTAGTAATAATAGTAAGATAATAGCATCTGCTACATCAGGAAGTTCAATCAGGGGTTTATC